CCATGGGTAGTCAATTACAAAACGACTACATGGAGTACAAAACTTCTCGTAAAGAATGGGAACGATCTTACATCGAAGGTTTAAGTTTATTAGGATTTAAATACGACAATAGAACAGAACCTTTTCAAGGAGCTAGTGGTGCAACTCACCCAGTTTTAGCTGAAGCTGTTACACAGTTTCAAGCGCTAGCTTACAAAGAATTATTACCAGCAGATGGACCAGTTAGAACTACGGTTATGGGTGCATCTAATCCTATGAAAGAGATGCAAGCTCAAAGAGTTAAAAACTTTATGAACTATCAAATCATGGATCAAATGAAAGAATACGAACCTGAGTTTGATCAAATGTTATTTTATTTACCACTATCAGGTTCTACATTTAAAAAAGTTTATTATGACGATTTATTGGGACGAGCTGTTTCTAAGTTTGTTCCAGCGGATGACCTTGTTGTTCCGTACACGGCTACCTCATTAGACGATGCGGAATCAGTCATTCATGTTGTCAAGATGTCAGAAAACGAATTACGAAAACAGATGGTATCTGGTTTCTATTCTGACATCGAGTTGACAAAACCAACAGGCACAATCACTAACGAACTCGAAGAAAAAGAGAGAGAAGTTGAAGGTGTTACAAAATCCCAAAGAGTAGATCCTTTATACACAATTCTAGAATGCCACGTTAATCTAGACTTAGAAGGTTTTGAAGATGTTGATTCTAACGGGGAACCAACAGGAATAAAATTGCCTTACATCGTAACAATCGAAGAAGGTAGTAGGAAAGTTTTGTCTATTAGACGAAACTTTGCGCCCAATGATCCAAAGAAAAATAAAATCCAATATTTTGTCCATTTTAAATTTCTGCCAGGACTAGGATTTTATGGTTTAGGATTAATTCATATGATTGGCGGATTGAGTCGTACTGCAACTGCGGCTCTCCGTCAGTTATTAGATGCTGGGACATTATCAAACCTACCCGCAGGATTTAAACAAAGAGGTGTCAGAGTAAAAGATGACGCTCAAGCAATACAACCAGGAGAATTTAAAGATGTTGACACTCCAGGTGGTAATCTAAAAGATGCTTTCGTATTCTTACCGTACAAAGAACCATCACAAACTTTATTACAGCTAATGGGAATTGTAGTTCAAGCGGGACAGAGATTCGCATCAATTGCTGACATGCAGGTTGGTGATGGGAACCAACAGGCCGCTGTTGGTACAACTGTAGCTCTTTTAGAACGTGGTTCAAGAGTCATGTCAGCGATCCATAAAAGACTTTATGTAGGTCTTAAAAAAGAATTTAAATTACTTGCTAAAATATTTGGTGAGTCTTTACCACCAGAATATCCTTATGATGTTCCTGGTGCTTCAAGAAATGTTAAAGCAACAGATTTTGATGACAGAGTAGATGTGTTACCGGTAGCTGACCCTAATATATTTTCTATGAGTCAGAGAGTGTCATTAGCACAAGAACAATTAAGATTAGCAACTTCTAATCCACAAATGCATAATATGTATATGGCATATAGAGGTATGTACGAGGCAATCGGTATAAAAGATATTGACAGAGTCTTACCACCACCTCCACCTAATCAACCAAAAGACCCAGCAATAGAACACATTGATGCTATGGGTCAAAAACCTTTTCAAGCGTTTCCTGGTCAAGATCATAGAGCACATATAACTGCTCACTTAAATTTTATGGCAAGCAACTTTGTTAGAAACAATCCTAGCATTACTGCAGCGTTAGAGAAAAACATTATGGAGCATATATCATTGATGGCACAAGAACAGGTACAACTAGAGTTTCCTCAAGAAATGCAAATGTTACCACAGCTACAACAAATGGCTGTACAAAATCCACAAGCACAACAACAGATGCAACAAATATCTCAGAAAATAGAAGCTAGAAAAGCTTTATTGATTGCTGACATGACTGAAGACTTTATGAAAGAAGAAAAACAAATAACTTCTCAGTTTGATCATGATCCATTACTTAAATTAAAACAAAGAGAAGTAGATTTAAAAGCTATGGAAACAGAACGTAAGATTAGTGAAGATGAAGCTAGAATTAATCTTGATAGAGCTAAGATGGTACAAGCAAAAGATCTAAATGATAAAAAGCTTGAACAAAATGAAGATTTAGCTAATTTAAGAGCTGATACAGCCATCGAGAAATCAATGATGTCTGCAGATGTTAAACTAACATCAGATGCTATGAAGGCTCGAGACGTAAATGTCTTGAAAGGTCGTAGAAGTTAATATATATAATCATTAAGGAGAAAATTATGAAGGACCCAAAAATAACTAGACCGGTTGGAGTAAACAAAGATGGTTACGCTAGTGGCGGAGTTAAAGTAGAAGAGTCTTCTCAGAACTTGCAATTAGATCCTAGATCTCAAACAAGTATCAGAGGAAGAAACTACATTGCTCAAGGTGACACTGTAACTGTTAAAGGTACGAAAACTAGAAAACCTCAAAAAGCTACTTGGTACTAACATGTGGTTATCGGCAATTAAATTAGCCGTTTCTGCTGGAAGTAAAATTTATGCTAATAAGCAGAGAACGAAGATGGCTATGTCAGATGCACAGCTTATGCACGCATCTCGTATGGCCGAAGGCAAAGAAGCTTACCAAGGTAAACTTTTAGAAGCCCGTCAATCAGATTGGAAGGACGAGGCAGTTTTGATAATTCTCTCGGCGCCAATAGCAATCCTGGCCTGGGCCGTCGTAAGTGATGATCCAGCAGCTATGGACAAAGTAAATGTGTTTTTTGAACATTTTTCAGCACTCCCTTCATGGTTCACTAATTTATGGATCCTTGTGGTCGCGAGTATATATGGTATAAAAGGAACACAAATATTTAGAAAAGGAGATAAAAAATGAGAAACGATTTTGGAGTAAAACCAGGTAATACAAGATTTCCCTACAAAGGCGGTAAATCTGTTAAGTCAGCACCTAAGAAACAAACAGCTAACGACAAGTTAGATGAATCTTTAGGTGAAAGAGATGGTAAAGAATCAACTAAGTCTCAATCTTTTAAAGATAGAAGAGACGAGTCAAGAGGAGAATAGTTATGGCTAATGAAACTAGAACACCAGGACCTATGGGAGGTTTAAGAGGTAAAGAAAAAAATAAAAAGAAAACTTTAGGGGAAAAACAATATGATACTTATGTGTCAGAATTAAATTCTAATTTTGATAAAATGGGTAGAGTTAATAAAATGTATAAAGGTGCTTCTCCAAAAATTAAAGCAGATTTAAAAAATAAATTTAAAAAATTATCGGATAGTTTTGGTAGTTCAGAAATGATAAGTTCCGCAAACAGAGAAACAGGAAGAACTGAAAAAGCTAAAGGCGGAAGAATGGGTTACAAAGGTGGCAAATCTGTTAAGAAAAAAGGTGGCTGTGCTATCAAAGGTAAGAGTCCAATCTTAAGATAATGTTTACTCATTTAAAAAATTTTATCTGTTCGTTATTTAATATCAAAGCATGTAAGTGTGATGAAGTAGATGAGCATGTAGAATTTTATACAAAAGTACCTGAGCCGGATGTACCGGTTCATGAACCGTGTCCGAGACATAGATATCATAAAAACAAATGTCCTATGTGCGAAGCCGCGCTAACCTAAAAGGAAAACTATGAAACCAAGTAAAGCAACTAAAAAAAGAAACAAAGAATCTGCTAATATGTTTAAACTTGCTAAAGGCTTAAAAAGAGGTGGACCAGCTAAAAAGAAAAGTAAATTTCCAGATCACTCAGGTGATGGTAAAATTACTAAAAAAGATATTTTAATGGCAAAAGGAATTATTCCTAAGAAAAAAAAGAAGGGAAAAGCATAATGGCAAAAGCAAAAGGACTTTACGCGAATATTCACGCGAAAAAAAAGAGAATTGCTGCGGGCTCAGGTGAGAAGATGAGAAAACCTGGAGCTAAAGGTGCACCTACAAAAGCAAACTTTATAAGATCAGCAAAAACAGCAAAGAAACCTAAAAAGAAAAAGTAATGGCTGAAAAATCTATAAGAAAAACCACCACAGGTAAGGGTGCTAATTATAGAAAGACAAAATCTGGAGCTGGAATGACAGCAAAGGGTGTAAGAGCATACAGGGCCGCAAACCCTGGAAGTAAACTAAAAACAGCCGTGACTGGTAAAGTTAAAAAAGGGTCAAAAGCTGCAAACCGACGTAAGTCGTACTGTGCAAGAAGCGCAGGTCAATTAAGAAACTCGTCAGCTAAAACAAAAAACGATCCTAACTCACGTATCAGACAAGCACGGAGAAGATGGAAATGTTAAATGGAATCAGAACAATTACTAGCACAATTACTTAAAGCAATTAAAAGAAGAGTAGATCAGTTAGCCTTATCGGTCACATCAGGTGGTGTTGACAATATGGAAACTTACAAGTATATAATAGGACAGATAAACGCATTGGAATCAGTGCGTCAGGAAATCTCTAACCTGCAACAAGATGAAGGAGCAAAAAATGAAAACACAGGAACAGTCGTCGACCTTAAAGGAAGAAGTCCCAAAAATTAAAACAGGACTACTCGACAAATACGAGAAAGAACCAGAAAAAGAAGTTACTAAAGAAACTACTAAACTACCTAAACCAACAGGTTGGCGTATGTTAGTTTTGCCTTTTAGAATGAAAGAAACTACTAAAGGTGGAGTTTTATTAGGAACTGAAACAATAGACAGACAACAAGTTGCATCGCAATGCGGAAACGTACTTGCTATGGGACCTGATTGTTACAACGACCCTAAAAGATTTAGCGATGGTCCATGGTGCAAGGTGGGAGACTGGGTAGTCTTCGCACGTTATGCCGGATCACGTATAGAGATTGAAGGTGGAGAAGTTCGTCTTCTTAATGATGACGAAGTATTAGCAACCGTACAGGACCCAACAGATATCCTGCACAAATTTTAACATAGGAAGGAAACTATGCCAGAAGAAAAAAAACTAAAACCTAGTGAAATACAGGTTGAGTTAGATACATCAGGCCCAGAGGTAGATGTAACTTTAGAAGATACAAAAGAAGAAGCGGTAGTTGATACTGCTCCAGAAACCACGGAACAAGAAACAGTAACAGAAGTAAAAGAAACAGAAGAAACTAAAAAAGAAGATGATTCTAAATTAGAAGAATACAGTAAAGGTGTGCAAGGAAGAATTGCAAAACTTACACGTAAGATGAGAGAAGCAGAACGTAAAGAAGCTGCTGCTGTTCAATATGCACAAGCTGTAGAAAAACAAAGACAATTAGATTTATCTAAACTTAACGCAGTTAACACAGAGTACACAACTAAACTTGAAGAGAATGTAACAAGTGCAATGGAGTCAGCGCAAAACGAGTTGCGAATGGCAATAGAAGCACAAGATGCAAATCTACAAGTTACGGCTAATAAAAAAATTGCAACACTTGCATTGGAGAATGCAAATTTGCAAATGAGAAAAAAACAAAAACCAGTTGAACAGGAAACACCTGTACAACTATCAGACGGTGGTAGATTACCAGAACAAACGCCAAGATCATTACCAGAAGCTGATCCTGAAGCTGAAGATTGGGCTGCAAAAAATAGATGGTTCGGACAAGATAGAGCTATGACATTTACTGCATTCGAAATTCACAAGGATTTAGTAGATAAAGAAGGTATTGATCCTAAGAGTGATGAATATTATACGGAAATAGACAAACGTATTAGAGTTGACTTTCCGCATAAATTTGGTACTAATGAAACTATAGCAACGACCAAACCCGTTCAGTCGGTGGCTTCGGCTAACAGAAGCGTAAAACCCGGTCGCAAACAAGTGAGACTCACATCGTCTCAAGTAGCAATAGCTAAAAAATTAGGTGTGCCACTCGA